GTTTTCTCCTGAATGGAGTTTGTGATGCAGAATTATGAACTGAAGATGCCGGTGCGCGGCCTGCCCCGTGCGGACGGGCAGCGCAAACCGATTGGCGTTGGCGCGGTGGTTGCGCTGCCGGTCGATCGCGCCGCTGAACTGCTGCGCATGGAAGCGATCGAACCGAGCGGTGCGGAGGTGACTTGCCCGCTGAATTGGGAAGGGCTGAGCGCTCTGGGCATGGTCAATCCGCCGATTTCCGTGGTGGCGGTGACCGATCGTTACGCCCTGACCGGCGCGATCGAGGCGCTCGGCGGTATAGTGTTCTTCGTCGGCGAAGGGCTGCCGGACAATGCGACGGTCGTGCTGGCCGATTTCTCGAACGATCAGCTTTTGGCCGAACTGGATATTCGCCGCGCAGAGGGGCGGCTGGCGCAGCGCCCCGAAGCGCCGGAGGCCGAAGCGAAGCGGCCGGCAGGTGAAACGCAGTCCGATGACGGTGACGACGCGGCAACCGCCAGCGAGGGGCAGCAGGCCGAGCCGGAAGCCGAGGCCAAGCCGACCCGCAGAAAGACGGCGGGCAAGTAGAGGGCTGACATGCGCCCTGAAACGATCCTGAAACAGCCTTCCGAGGTGCTGCACCGTCCGATCACCTTCAGCGGGGTGTCGACCGTGACGGAGTTGCACTCGGTTGAGGTCGCGGCCAGAGGGCTGGTCGCGGGTGCGGCGGAGCTGGGAGTCGTGCCCCAGCTTTTTGTCGGCGCCGTAACGCTCGCCATCTCCGGGGGAACGGATGGCGAGCGTTACCTCATCACCGCCATCGCCGACGATGCCGATGGGCAGCGGGTGGAAACCGAGCTGGAGATCGCGGTCATCGACATGGCCTGGGCGATGCCCGACGGCGGTGCGCCCTATCTGTCGATCGCGGATTTCATCGAGCGCTTCACCCTGGAAGAGGTCATGACGATGACCGACACCGGCAAAGGCTTCATCGATCGGGGGTTGCTGGTCGGTGCGCTGATCAACGCGCAGGCGGTGGCGGACGCGCATATCGCCGCCCGCTACACCGTGCCGCTGCTCGATGTGCCGCTGATCATCAAGAAGATCGTGGGTGACCTCGCGCGGGCTGAACTCTATCCTCGCGGCGCGCCCGATGGCGTCGATGCGCAGGCGAAGGCGTCGATGAAGATGCTGGAACGCATCCAGTCCGGCGCGCTGCCGGTGCCGGCTGCAACAGCCCCGACCGCAGCGCCCAGTCAGGACGATATTCTGGTCGCGCCGGGTCGGCGCGCCTACCCGGATGGGTTGAAGGGCTACTAATGGGCGCGGGTTTCGACGTCACCATCCAGATGGATGATGCCGCACTCGACGCGGCGCTATCCCGCGCGGTGAAGGCCGGTACGGACCTGCGCCAACCGATGGGCGAAATTGCAGAGGAGTGGATGGACCATGTCCGCGACCGCTTTGCCCAGGAGCGCGACCCCTTCGGCGTGCCCTGGAAAAAGCGTCGCATCGACCCGGATGCGCCGATCAATGTCAAGGATGCGAGTCGTCCGCTGCTCCGCAAGGAAGGTTTTCTCTTCAACGCGATCGTGCCCGACTTCGGATCGAACTTCGCCCAGGTCGGGGTGCTGAAAACGGCGGGACCGGCCAAATATGCACGCATCCACAATGAAGGCGGCACCATCACGCCCCGGAAAGGCAAGGCCCTGTCCTTTGGCGGGCGCCTGGTCGCCAAGGTGGTGATGCCCAAGCGCCAATATGTGGGCTTTGGCCCGGATGAGCGCCGCACCGTGATTGAAGTGATGACCGACTTTCTGCGCGGTCTGTTTGGAGGCCCGGCGTGATTTCTCAAAAGCCCATCGTCGCACGGCTCGAACAGGCGGGCCTTCGGAACGTATCCGGCTTGCTCGAATGGGCCAGCCTTGCGGAGGCCCCGCGCGCCTCCCCCTCGTTCTTCGTGGTGCCGGAAGCCGACTCGGCGGCGCCGAACGGGCTTGGCACGCGGGCGCTGGACCAGAAGCTGGCAGAGCAGTTCGGTGTCATCGTCGTGGTCGAGGCGCGGGCGCGAGGCGACAACATGGTCGATGATGCGCTGAAGGAGCAGGTCGACAAGGTGATCGATGCGCTGGTGTTGTGGACGCACCCGGAGGCGAGTGCGCCTACGCAATATGGCGGCGGCCGGCTGCTTTCCGCCGAGGGATACCGCGTCGCGTGGCTTGTGAGGCTGACGACATCTCGGCACATCAGGAAGGAAAGTCAATGACCCGCCAGGCGAAGGTTTCTCAGGCAAACCCGACGCAGCCGCGCCCCCGAGACGCTGCGGGCAACGAACTGGACCAGTGGGGACTGCCCATCGCCGGTCCGTTGCGGGCTGCTCGACTGGCCGAACTGAAGAAGACCGATCCCAATGTAGAGCCGGAGGCGTGGGCCTCTGCCGGCACCGGCGACGCCAGCGGCGCGTCGGTCGCGTCGGACAAGGAGGATGACGCAAATGGTTGATGCCACCAAGGTACTGCTGGCCAAAAAGGAAACGACATATGGCACCGACGCCGCCCCCACGGCTGCGGCGAATGCCATTCTCACCCGGAACTTTTCGACCAAGCCGGTCGAGAGTGACCGGCTGGAGCGCAACCTTGACCAGCGCGTCTTTGGCGCGCGGGCGTCGGCCGCCACGAACGAACGCCGCACGATGAGCTATGAAGTTGAGCTGGCCGGCTCTGGCACGGCAGGCACCGCGCCCGCCTGGATGGAACTGTTGGAAGCCTGCGGCATGGCGGCGGCCGTGCTGTCGGCCGGCGCCAGTGCCGTTCAGAACTTCGCCGCGCCCGGTGTTGCGGGCACTTCGCTGACCCAGCATGATTACATGGCTGATCAGCGCCGCAAGACGGTCGGCGCTGTCGGGACGTTCTCGCTCGATTACACCGCTGGCGCTTATCCCTTTGCCACGCTTCAGTTCACCGGCCTTATTCCCACGGCCACGCCGTTCGACAAAAGCGCCCCAACCGCGCCGGTTCTGACGCGCTGGAAGCGGCCGCAAGAAGTAAATGTCGACAACACCACCGTATCGCTCGACGGCTATTCGGCCGTGACGCGCAGCTGGCGCGCGGAAGCGGGCGTCGATGTCGCGCTGCGCAATCTGGTCGGTTCGCGCTATGTGCGACGCGGCAATCACTCCATGACATCGACCTTGGTGATCGAGGCTCCCGACATTGCGGCGAAGGACTATATTTCTCGTCTGCGCGCCAATGATCTTGTCGCCTTCAGCCTTACCCATGGGCTGGGTGCGGGCAATATCCTCAACCTCGCCTCAGCCAAGGTCCAGATCGCGGATATCGCCGAAAGCGAGGAAAATGACATCCTCATGTGGACGTTGTCGCTGATCCACACCGTTGACGGCGGCGCGGCCGACCTGACCATCACCGCAACCTGAATACCGAGAGGCCATGAAGCCAATACCGGCGTCCGGGCCGGCTGGTGGAGCCAAGACATCGGATCGGCGGGGCCGCGACCCTTGCCTATCCACCAGCACCAAGGGACCACAGCATGTTCAAAATTACCGCCGCGCCTCTGGTCTGGTGGCCGGTCACTTTCCCCGGCGTGTCCGAAGAGGGCGAAGTCGTCGAAAACCGGTTCGAGATGCGGTTCCGTATCCTCACGGAAGACGAGCATCAGGCCTTCATCCTGTCAGTCGGCGCGAACGAGAAGCTGGACGTGGCCAATGGCACGGTGTCGGCGCCCAGCGAGGAAGCGGCCAAGGTCGTGCTGCGGATCGCAGCGGACTGGCGCGGTGTCGGGGCCGAAAATGGCGAGCCGCTGAAGTTCAGCGATGAGCATCTGCGTCAGCTGTTGAATGTTCCCAACGCCTTCAACGGCGTGATGAAGGCTTATGGCGCATGCCGTGCCGGCCGCGCCGAGGTTCGCGCGGGAAACTGAAAGCCGCTGCGCGCGCCTGGGCGAGCGGGCGTGGCGGCGTCAGGAAGAAGGCTGACGATATTTTGACCCAGGCCGCGATCATGCCCGCATGGATGGAAGAGCGGATGGCGGCAGAGAGTCGTGAGTTGGAACTTGCGCCCGATGAGGCCACGCCCTTCAGCCTCTTCCTGTCGCTCGGAACGCAATGGGCTCGCCATGCCATGACCGGCGTGCGCCTCGGCCTCGACTATTCGGTTATCCCGTCAGTGGCCCAGATGATGGGCATTGCCCTCACACCGCCCATGTTCCTCGATCTGCGCATCATGGAAGGCGCTGCCCTGGATGAGTTTGCGAGGGCCAAGCGATGAGCGATGTCGTCGTCGGCGTTCGCCTCAATGGCGACGGGTCCGGCCTGGTCGGGCAGCTCCGAGTTTCGTCCAGCGAGTTTGACCGCCTTCGTGCGGCAGAGAAAGGCGTGGCTGACGGCGCGCGGGATGTATCTGCCGCGACCGGGCAGGCGGCGTCGGGCTTGGCCAACACCTCCGTTGAGGCGCGCAAGGCCGCCTTCAACCTGAGCCACCTCTCCGAGCAATCGGAGGCGCAGACGCGTGCCCAAAAGCAGGCAGGCGAAGCCGCCAAATCCCTCAACGGCAACATTGGGCTGCAAAGGGCTGGCTGGCAGTCCCTCGGATACCAGATGCAGGACATCGGTATCCAATATTCCATGAACACGCGACTGAGCCAGATCATGGCGATGCAGTCGGGGCAGGTGTTCAGCGCCATCAACATGATTGCCCAGGGCAGCGAAAACGCCCAGGGCAAGCTCGGCAAATTCGCGGCGATCATGGGAGGGCCGTGGGGGATCGCCGCGACGGTCGCGATCTCCCTGGGTTCGGCGCTGTGGAGCCAGTTGAGCAAGGTTGACGACGCGAGCGATGATGCCAGTCAGTCGACCATCAATTTCAGCAGCAGCCTGGTCGCTCAGCAAAGCATCGTCGCCAATTCGACCGATGGCATCAAGCAGCTGGAGGAGGCGACGCGCGGCCTCATCAACACCCAGGCCATCCTGCTGGACAATCTGCAGCTCGTATCGAAAGCGAGTGTTGGCGAGCTGGAGCGGCAACTCGCCGGCGTAGACGCGCAGATCGACAAGCTGTCGAAATTCAAACCGCCGATCAACCTGATCCCCTTCCTCGACGACCCGGCATCGTCGCGTATTGCCGATCTGCAGCAGCAGCGGAACGATGTGTTGGGCCAACTCGCCAGCGCGCGCCGGTCGCTGGCCAGCGCGCGGGTGGGGCTGGAGGAACGCGCCGCGAACGAGCGCGCCGACCCCGATGAACGCGCGCGGGGGGAGATAGAGCGGGAACGCGCCCGCCTTCGTGAGCGCCGCCAATATACGCTGGGCCTTGAGACCGGATCGGTGCCGTTGGCGGATGGGCCGTCGCTCGATCAGCTCAGCGCCGCCCAATTCGACCAGCAGATGGCGGAGCTGAAGCGCCGGGAGAATGCCCTGAAGGACAGGGCGAAGCCGAAGAAGGACAACAGCGCAGCGAAGGCGGCGCGCGAGGCGGAGCGTCTGGCTGTGTTCGGCGAACGCGCCGAAGACGCCATCGCCCGGATGAACGACCAGTTCAACGCCGCACCGCGCGATATCGACCAGGCGCGTCAGGCGACCGCGAAGCTGGACGACATCATCGCCGATCTGGAAAAGCGCAAGCCCAAGAATTTCGAGGCGCTGATCGCCCAGGCGGAGGCGGTGAAGCCGCTGATCCAGGAAAGTCTTGTCAGGCCGATCCGGCAGATGCTCGCCGATCAAGAGCGTCAGATCGACCTGGGGGAGCTTCAGCTCGCCGGTCGGCAGGCTGATGCGGATGCGCTCCAGCTCACCTATCAGCTCATGGACAAGCTGGGGGTGGAGAGCGAGCAGCAACTCGCCACGGAGTTGGCGAAGCGCGGTGTGACGGAGGACCAGGTCCGCGCGCTTTATGATAATCTGGACGTGATGCGCGAACAGACCCGCGAAATGCGCGTTCAACAGCAGCTCCAGCAGATGTTCCTGTCCGCCGTTGGCGACATGCGGGAAAATGTCCGGCTGACTTTCGAGAGCCTTCGGACGGATGGCCCGAAGGCGCTGGAGGACTTCGGCAAGCGCTTTGTCGATGTGTTTGACCGGCTGTTTTCCGAGACGATCACGGAGAAGCTGTTCGGGGACTTCTTCCGCGATCTGGAAGATGACATCACCGGCGGCGACAAATTGAGCAAGGCCGGCGATAAAATGGCGGAAGCCGTAGGGCGCGCTGCCAGGGAGATCGACCGGACTTCCAGCGACATCACCGATCTAGGAAAGGCCGCAGCCACGGCGGCTGCGAATATTAGTGGGGCGAAAGCTTCAGTCCCGGCGGGCTGGGT